AACCAGCGCCTGGATAACCTTCGGCACCTGGCTTGCTATTTGCTGGAGTCTTGAGGTCTACTGCGTGGCGTGGGAAGTAGCGCGCAATATGACGAGCCTTTTCTGGACCAACAGTAGAATTATTTAGAATATAGTTTGCAGTTGCTTTGCCGACTTCTGTTCCACCGCGATTAAATTCTTTTGACCAGTTAAGTCCGATTTCTGCTTGCTTCTTGACGCCAGAAGGAATACTGAAATTGATATCTCCATACTTTCCAGGAGCCTTTGACTCAACATCAGCGCCATCTTCTTTGAGGCTCAATGTGCGGGTGCTTGGTGCAGCACCGAAAATTACTGGCGAATACTCAAATAGTTCAAGTTGCTTAATATAGCGAATTCCAGACTTTTCATCAACCCTATATTTTCCTTCTGGAACTGCATAACCAATTGACCACTCTTGTTCTGGGCCAAAGAACTGCACATCAAAGAAAGCATCGCGCCCACGGCTTGTGTTTAGGTTGAACTGCATCTTCACAAGAAGCGCTCCAGCACCTTGCTGAATCAGGTCATTTGGAAGGCGTGGGTCGCCAGGAAGAAGTTCTTCAACACGAAGAGTTTTGCCTACTGGGATATTCGTATCGTGAGACCATACGACTTTAGGATTGCGCTTTTTTAGCGTTGCTTTGTAAGCGCCTGGCTCAATCACATCGTTAACAGAGTCGACAACATTGGTTACGGAGACAATTGCCTCAACGATTCCATCGACATCATCAACACCGCGAACTGATGAAACTGATACTTGTTTGTGTTCCAAAACGGCCTCCTGCGAGTAGAATAGCAGAAAATTATAGCAAATGTTGTAATGTAGAGATTACCTATTTGAGTTCGTATAGTTTACGAAAACAAAAGCGTGCATCCGCAGTTCATTACGAACTCCGTAGGAGCATCTGAGTCTCCTGGATACATTGCTGACTTGCCGTTTATTTCAAACTTTTCGTCGATACCAACAGTTAGTCCAGCGAGTTGAGCATGCTCTTCTCGTGAACTATCTGGGCTTGGACGGTGAATCCAAGTCTTCTTGGTGTATCCGAGTTCTTTTGCAGCCCACAAAAGACCAGCGTTAAACGCACCGCCAACCTCTGTCTTTGAGATTGTCTTCACTCTTGAACTGAATGCTGAAGCGAACCATGCCTTAAGCGCAGTCACAAACTCTTGATGTGATTTAGACCTATGCTCACTAATAATTTTCTCAATATTGCGCTTACTGGTCTCATTGATTGAAGAAATGGCCTTGATTCTTGGGGCGACAATGTCATCCATAGTCACATTTCCAGGGTTCAAAGACTCAACCTTTGTAGAAGCAATCTCAATCGCTCCGTCAAGGAACACAGAAGCGACCCATGTCTTTGCATCAGAAATCAACTGCTCATTCCACACAGAAACATCAAAAATGTCTTCAGCCTTGATTCCTTCTCCAGAATCCCATTTTTCTTTAACCTTCTTAGAGGCTGCTTTTTCAATGGTTACTCGCTCTTGGCGCTTCAGCAAAGAACCAATCTGCAGACCAACGCTTTGCTCAAGTCTGCCAATTTGGCGTACTCGGCGAATACCAATATCTTCTGCAGACTTTGATTCCTCAATATCATGCGCAAGAGGAGTTAGAGGTGGTGTAAAAATAGACCTTGGAGTCGGCTGATTTGTTGGCTCAATCGAATCATTTGGTCGCGAGTTTGGCATGGCGTTTGGCAATGCTTCATCTGGCTTATCGTCAGGTCGCCTTCCAGGGCGCTGATTTGGATTAAGTGGAGCACCATCTTCTGTAGCAGGTTCTCTACTTGTATTTGTCTGCATAACAACTGGCGACAAGTTTGTTGGGATAAGCAACTCATCAATTCCAACACCCTCACGACCAGTTAGTTCACGATACTCGTCGATTGAAATAGCGCCTTGCTTCAATTCCTCAAGATGGAAACTTGCGCGTTCTCTATCATCGCGGCTCAAAATTGCAACTGACGAAAGGTCATAAGCAAAATATGTAGTTGAGTCATTGTCCAGTTTGTCAAATGCGCGCTCTAAAAGCGTGAGGTGAGGAACCATCGTTTCCCGCCAGAATACTTCTAGTTCAACATCAGCGTTTGCAAATGTGCGATTTGCGGCATTACCGATAACTGACTCTGGAACACCAAAAGCCAAAAGAATTTCTTCTTTATTCATTTGACGAGCCTCAATATATTGAGCATCTCGTTGGCTTGTTGATGTATCAATAAACTTTGCGTCATCTGCGGACATCACAGTTAGACGACCAGCACCACCGATATTGGAGCCTGTGCTCCCCTTAAAGCGTCGCTGAATTTCTTCAGCCTGCTCTTCTTCCATGTCTCCACTGATAACCAAGATTCCACCAGGACGACCATCGTTAACCATGAAGTTGCGATTGAATACTTTTGCGTAGTAGTCATACTCAATTGCAAGTCCAGCAGACTCAAGTGGTGTCTGTCCTTTGAATGGGTCAATTGGATGTGGAACACGAGCCCAAATCACATCTTCTGCATTGATAATTCTTTTTGGTGTATTTGGATATTCAACAGAAAATCCCGACACAAATAATTCTGGGTCTGGAATTGGGAATGTGTATTGAGGTGGGAGAAGAACAAGCGCGGCAACTTCCCCAACTCGGTTACGAATGATTTCGATAAATGCTCCGCGCTGCGAAAGTAGCAACTGCGATGAAAGCATGAAGCGGAACGAGAAAGCATCTTGTCCAGGGTTGGCATTACGATTTAGGATTTGAAGAATTGGGTCATCGTATGTCAATTCACCAATTCTCCAGTCGCCCTTTCGGATAGCGATTGGAAGCGAAGCAGCATTCGATGCAATTGCGTACACTGCTTTATAGACCCATGTGACTCTGTCAAGCGCTTGAGTTACTGAGCGCTCCATATCCCAGCCATCTTTGTATGGCTTAAGAGGGCGACCAGGCCCGCTTGATGGGGCGTAGAATTGCTTCTTGTCTGGTGCTACAAAACCCTGCTGGTTATGTGTGGTGAATGAGCGAAGGAATGCCATTTACTACCCTCTCTCGTATCCGAATAAAATGCCAATACCAAGTAGACATGCAGCGACTACACAGACGCCAGCAATATTACTGTACATAAATCCAGCGGTTGAGGCAGTTACCACGCCACCAGTAATAGCGGTAGTGGAGATTCTTCCTCGTAAATCAATGTTCAACTTTGGCGATATAAACCAAATTAGGCCAGCCATAAATACTGCTACTGCCAAACCTACATACATGCCAAAATCCTCTTTTGAATTAGCCGAGCCAATTTCATATACCAACACTAAGTTACACTAAATTTTCCCTAAATTGTTTGCGTGTCACGGGATAAGTCGTTCCCTTTAACCCTCCCGTGACACACAAATTCAATCAGAATGGCGGTTCGTCATCAAGAAATGATGCCGCGGCTGGCTTCTTGCCAGTATTCTGGTACTGCTGACCACTTTGCGCGGCAGGATTTCCAGACTTTTCAACGCCTGTCACTGTTGCTTTTCGCAGTGAAACTGCAATGTCATCAGCAATAACTACAACCTTTTTCTTGGTTGAGCCGTCGTTTTTGTCTGTCCATTCCTGCTGTTCTAGCCGTCCAACCACAACAACCTTGTTGCCTTTGCTAAGGCTTGCTGCTGCGTTATCTGCTAGTTCGCCCCACGCTGTGAGGTCAAAGAATGATGTCTGCTCTTCCCAGTTATCTTGCTTATCCCGCCAGCGGCGAGTAACTGCAATACCTACTGATAATAGCGAAGAACCAGTCTTCGTTGACTTGAGAACTGGGTCTGCTGTGAGATTCCCAGTCATTGTTACCTGTGTACTCATTTTTCTCCTGATTTTTCTGTATCCTGATTTTTCATATCTAACAAGAACCAGCCTCTAATCCACATGATTGCAATTATGGAATAACCACAAATGTCAAGCCATGTATCTTTGACAGGCTCAAAAAGTACGGGGCCATCAAAGCCACGCAGGTTCTTGAGTCTTTCCAACTTGTCATTCATGCGAATGACAATGCCTGGAATCTCGAAACGAGCAATGTTTCCATGCCCGTACATCTTTTGCTTCCCCACAACAGTGTTATGAACAAATGCTGCTGAAGCCTTATGGCTCTCTTTTGATGCTAATGAGTAGCCGTGCAAGCCAGCGACTGCAAGATTGAAGAACATCTCCTCTAGAAAGTCACTGTCAACATCTTTGGTGTGGAATGCTAAATCAACAATTTCGTCAAAATTGCTCTGAACAAAATCACTGACTTCAGATTCTTTTTTGCTTTTTGCAATTTCGTACTCTTTGCACTTATCAGCAATTGCATTTACAACAAGAGCAGAAGCGCTCTCCCAATTTCCTGGTTTGATATCTTTTCTCACATCAGTCCCTTGTTTTGTATTGGTGCCAGCATAGCAGTTTTTGATTGACGAGATTCCCACTCAAATGTCCTGCGAAGAGCAAGAAATGTAGCAAAGATATCATCGTCAATCCTCAGTGGCTGAAATGACCACTTATCTGGACGCAAAAGCAGAGCAGCACCGCCGTCTACTTTTGGCATTGGTATTTCATTGTCTCCATCAAAAATCACATCAGCGTTTGCGTATGCTGCCAACTGAAGCGCAACCTTTGAAGAAATTCCAGAGCGTGTTGTTTTGAAGTCAAGCAAAATCTTCTTGCTATTAATTTTGCAGATAGCGTCAAAAGACCCAGCGTAGTTATGCGTGATTGAGAAAATTGACTTCTCAACATGAATCCACTCTGGCTCAAATCGCTTTTCAAATTCCCAGAATCCATGCAGGTATGGAAGTAGGTCATCGTCATACTTGTAATTTGGGTCAATTATCAACTGCTCAATTGCTTCGTGTACTCGTGTCCCAGTATCTGCCGCTTTATTCAATTCTCGCTCTGCAGCAGCCTTAAGCCAGTCAATCGCTTTAACTTTTCCGCCAGCGCTGTTTAACAGTGATTCAATATGTTCGCGCTCATTGATGGCTGCTTCTGCGGTTACTTTGCTATTCCACTTTGGAAGATAAGGGGCAGGGAGCATCCCGACAATTGAAGTCACACTTGGAGCAACCATATTTTTAATATTTGGATGCTTGTAATGACGATTGCCATTAATTGAGACTGTCTGAACTTTTGGATTCGTCATTGGATAATTCTGTCCTTGTCAATTGTCTTTTCATACTCAGACCAATCGGCCTGGTGTTTATATTGTGTTGAGTTTACTCTTTTGTACAAATCTAGACCACGATTCATGACAAGGTACTCTGGTGTTGGATATACGAACTCCAACTCCTTACCGTCAAATGAACCACCAAGAAAAGTTATTTCAATTCTGTTTGTTGGTTTAGATGTTGTTTTTTTAGTAGCCACTACCTAAGTTGCTGAGCGGTCTGAACGATTTTGTTGAAATCTGTCTGCATCTGCTCAACAAGTTTTGCCAACTTGGTTACAAACGATTTATCCATAACAACCATTTCGGTTGTCTTGTCAACCTCAAGTGCTGCAAGATGGTCATTAACCTTTTTGAGTTTGTTATTGAATGATGTTGCTGCACCACTCAATTCGCGTGCCAACACAACAGTGTTTACATCGTTGAGATTGAAACTTGATGGGATATTTACTGCAGAATCTTGGCCAGTAAATCTGCTTGCAGGTACCGAGAACTCATCTCGGCCCGTATCGAATCCTGAAACTTTTGACATATATTCTCCTGTTCGTATTAGTATATATTAACT